GAAAAGACCCATCCAAACTTGGGTTTGAGAAAATTCATACCCTTATCCGACATTCCCCGCCATTTGATTGGAGCGACCATCTAAAATACGAACTTGGAATATGATAAATATACTAAAAACGAGCATTCCCGAATTCACTCACGTTCTGCAATTTGCGGACCTCCACATTCGCCTTAATAAGCGACATGATGAGTACAAGGAAGTCTTCAATAATCTCTACGAGGAAATCAAGAAGACCCCCGAGACCACAATCGTAGCTCTGCTTGGCGACGTGTTTCATTCCAAGAGCGACTTATCTCCCGAGTGCGTACAAGTTGCGTCAGACCTTTTCACCCGTATTGCCGCTATTCGTCCCCTTGTGCTTGTAGCTGGAAATCATGACGCTACACTTTCCAATAAAAGCAGGTTGGACAGTCTGACCCCACTTGTAGATGCCCTTAACAATCCGAACATTTACTATCTCAAAACCACTGGTCTCTACGGTCTTTCCAATGTGCTGTTCAACAACATGTGTGTGTTTGATACGCCCGAGAGATATATTCTTGGGAAGGATATTCCCGATGTTTATCGGCACCAATACGAGCATATCATAGCTCTATTTCATGGAGCCGTTGACAGGGCTGCATTGGAGACGGGATATTCCATCAGCAACCCCGCTATCATGAATCCCCTGTTTGACGGAAATGATATTGCTATGCTGGGTGATATTCATAAGCGTCAAGATATGCAGGACGCCGACCTTGACCACTTTAAGCCGTGTATTCATTATGTCGGTAGTCTGATTCAGCAAAACCACGGTGAAGGTCTGCATGGCCACGGCTACTCTCTATGGGACTTGAAGACCCGCACTTACAAGTTCACTGAGATAAAGAATGACTATGGATACTTCACAATTGACATTCATAAGGGACTTCTGGCGACGGACTTGACCAACCTTCCGAAGAAGGTTCGTCTCCGCATGAAGTGCTATGAAAGTGTTGCCTCGGAAGTCAAGAAGGTCTTGGCTGACATCAAGATGAAGACACAGGTCGTTGAAACGGCCTATGTCCGCATGGACCAAGAGCGAGATAAGAAGGACATTATCCCATTGTGTAAGGATATTGTCCTTGCCGATTTGACCACGGTGGAGTATCAGGAAAAACTTCTGACCGAGTTCCTAACGAAGAAGCTTGAGATTACGGACCCCGTTAAGATTGAAGAGATTCTGAAAATCAACAAGGCTACAAATGCTCTCATTAAACGGGATGACTTTACTCGTAACTTGAAATGGAAACCCATAAAGTTCGAGTTCGACAATATGTTCACTTATGGGGAAGGCAACGTCATTGACTTTACTCAGATGACTGGTGTTTATGGCATCTTTGGTCCCAACAAGTCGGGTAAGTCGAGCATCCTCTCGGCTCTTATCTTCTGTCTCTTCGACAAATTTGACCGTGGCTACAAGGGACTTCACGTCCTCAACGTTCAGAAGTCTTCCTTCCGTTGCAAGTTGGAGTTCGAGATTTCTAGCGTGAGATACTTCATTGAACGCAAGGGTAACACAACTCGCTCGGGCAATGTCAAGGTGGATGTTCGTTTCTGGAAGATAGTCAACGGGGTTGAGGAAGAACTTCACGGCACCGTGCGTCGTGATACCAACGACATCATCCGGGACTACATTGGAACCTATGAGGATTTTGTTATCACTGCCGCCTCATTCCAGAACGCTAAGAACCTAACGTCATTCATTGACATGGGTAACAGTGAGCGTAAAGACCTTCTGGTACAATTCATCGGCCTTAACGTCTTTGACCGCCTCCATGAGTCTGCGGGAGAGCGTAGCAAGGAACTTGTGGCTGTTCTTAAGACTCATAAGGATAAGAACTATCAACTCGACATTCAACAGAATGAAGCTGCACTGTCTCATGCCGAGACGCTCTTCTATTCGTCCAATCAGGAAGTGGAAAGCTTGAAGAAGCAGATTTCTGACGTAAATGAGCAAATCATAGCCGAGAGTGCCAATGTCATCAAGTTGGATACAAGCGTTCCCACGGACCTTTCGTCATTGGAAACTCGAAAGCAAACTGCGGAATCAACTCTTACAGCCAAACGCAAGGCGATTTCAGATGCACGGGAGATTCTGACGGCTCAAGAGAAAAAGCTTGGCGAAATCAATTCCGAAGTCGAAAAGATTGAGAAGTCAAACTTCGTAGAAGCCCACAAGACTTACAAGGAATTATGCGACAAGATGACTGCTCTCAAGCAGACAATGGACCTCAAGAAAGTAGAAATCAAGAGTAAGCTTGAAAAGGTGGAACGTCTTAAGAACCACAAGTACGACCCGAACTGCAAGTTCTGTGTGGATAATGATTTCGTCAAAGATGCGACCAAGGCCAAGAAGCAATTGCCCGATGACAAATTCGAAGCTAATGGAATGATGGAGACGTTGGATGGCCTTCGTACGAAGATGGAAGAAACCAAGTGGGTTGAGAATACCTATGAGACCTACACCAAGCTTCTGACCGAGCGGGGGACTGTCAAGGATAAGTGTGCTACAGCCAGCAAGAGCATCATTATTGCGACCAATGAACTCGAACGTCTGGATGCAGCGTCCAAGGCAGTTATTTTACAAATCGAAATCTACCATCGTAATGAAGTAGCGGTGGAGAACAATGTCAAAGTGCAATCGAAAATCAATGCGTTTCGTACTACCCTTACCAAGCTTGATGTTCAGTTCCAGAAACAGCACCAATCGCTATTGGAGATTTCTGGCAAGCGTGAACTGTTCAAGTCCACCATTCAAACGGTCACGAAGACCCTCGCCGAAGTCACGGCAATGGAAACCGAACTCGAACACCGTCAGCATTATCTCGCCGCAGTGGGGCGTGATGGTATCCCATACCAAGTCATCTGCAACACAGTTCCCGAGATTGAGAAGGAAGTCAATTCCATCCTCAGCCAAGTGGTTGACTATACTATTCAGTTTGAGACCGATGGCAAAAACGTTGTGCCCTACGTTGTCTATGAGTATGGCCGATGGCCAATCGAATTGACTTCTGGATATGAGCGGTTCGTAGCCAGTGTGGCTATTCGTGTTGCTCTGACAAACATCTCCAACCTTCCTAAGACGACGTTTCTTGCCCTCGACGAAGGCTTTGGAACACTCGACGCCGACAATCTGGCGTCAATGTACACGCTCTTCTCATTCTTGAAGAACAACTTCGACTTCGTGCTTATTATCTCACACCTTGATGCACTCAAGGACGCTGTGGATAAACAGATTGAGATAAAACGGGAAGGCAACTTCTCATTCGTAAACTACGAATAAGGCTATATGTATAGGTGGGATTTTATATCTCACCCGTACGTATGGCCAAACAATTACTCTCAAACTTCGGTAAGCGGGGCGACACCAGCTTTACCACCACCGGCATAGCCCAAGGGCTTGCCGACATTAAAGTTGATATTGAGGATACTGCTCACTTATCACAATACTTCAAAGTCGTAGAATTCGAACCGGTATTCACTGCGGGTAAGAACTCTATTTCTTTCAATGGGTCCGACTTTCTCGCCGATGGTTCTGAAATCAAAGTTGAAGTTTTGGATAGTGATGGTAATTCACTATACTTAGCCTCTCCACCCCAAAAGAGCAACTTTGTTGACATTGCTAATTTCACAGTTGCCATTCACGTTTACAAAGAAACAGTCAGTGGAGCGGGGAAGGTATTTCTCGTAGGCACCACGACCAAGGGAGAAATCGTCAGGTGGTCGGCCAACATCACCATCAACACGACGTATCAAAACGTTTCTCGTGTACGTTTCCTCAGCCCCGTGGCAAAAATGAGGAATGGACCATATATGGAGGTCCGTCCTCTTCTTTACCCAGTCATTCAAAATACAACTGGTTCTTCATTATCAAGTGAGGTCACAGTTGCAGGTTCGTTTTATCTCAGAGTGGAAAACTCTAACGGATTCTTTTCCCCCGGCTCTGCTAATTATGGATTCGTATTGCCAGCTAATGCAGCAATTGTCTTATGGTCTGCGGTGACCGGAGACCCAAATAACAGAGTGGATTCATTCAACAACCAGATGGAAGGCCAACCCATCACGCTTCATTACGATTACGTCAATCTAAAGACACAGGACAATCCTCCCGTTTATCAATATAGACACGCTGATACCACGGCAACCATCACCAAAGTTCGAAGCACAACCGAAATCGAAATAAGTACTATTCCGCTTGGACCCATTGCCCAGCTATCATCCTCGGGAGGGCAATTCACAAGTAGCTATTCCCAAATCCTGTATGTCCATCAGGCCGTAACTGTCCCATGTACATCGGTATGGATTCACGACACTCTCCCGGGTTACATGGAAACCCAAGTCAATTCTGACACATTTACCGCATCAATGGTCAATGACAATGTAAAGATGCAATATTCATCGCTTACGCTTGACTATCCATTTTTTTATGCATTCAATCCTGCGGTTAAGACCTTTCAAAATCGTTATCCCGTAACAGCCAGCAATTTTACAATTCAGGCAGTAACAGGAAGTCGAATTATTCATACGAATCCATTCACCTATAGTCTGGTTCAGGGTTCTGGGTTTGGAACAATCCTACATTACACGGCATCGAAAGTAACAGGTAGTATCACTGTTCTTAGTGCATCTAACCCTTATCAGCAATACGTTGATGCGGCTGGGTCTGCTTCTTTGATGAAGAAATCCTATGTGGATATTGTGTATCGAAATCTCAATACGTTCTCGGGTTACGTAGCCCGCCATAAACTGTACGCCAGAAGTAACATTTATCCCGGCAATTTCGAGTTAATTGATGATACGGTCCTTGGGCCAAGCGAACTTTTAGTTGACCCCATAACCGCCAACAAGAATTTCTCTACCCTCGGTGTCTTTGCCAATCAAGACCATATCAATCAGTATTGGTTTGCATCTTCGGCATCTCTCAATTTGATTTTCAGCAACAAGCCAAGACTGAACTCAATGATTATACGCCCTACCCCCGATTATTCGGCGGCAGATGGAAATTCGTACGTCATCGTAAAAGCAGGAGCCGTTGAGGTAGTCAATGATAGTAACTACTATCCATATGACGCAGCCGAGTTTAGTGAGTTCTCTGGTGTAGGATACACTTCCAACTTCATCTTTGTCGAGGAAAACGTCCTCTTTGTTTTAACCTCCGATATGATTGTGAATAAAGATAAAGAAGACATGGCCAAGGTCATGTTTTTCTTGACGAGTTCCTCGGACGGCATTCAAGGCGAAAAAGATTATGACCCTACATATGGATTAAAATTGGGGGAGGTAGTTGTCTCGGATAAGGTAACGAGTAGAGTATTCTCTCCCGGGGATGCTCCGAAACTTTTCTTCACCCCGCTCCACGATTATTATGGGGCACTCGTAGTTGTCCCTGTCAATTGTGAAGTGATGTTGTCTAATGTATCCATGAAAAACTATGGGGACTATGGGTACTCTCCCGGGGCATGTGTCGTTCAAATTCCATTTCCAATCAATATTGCTAACGAAAAATGGACGCTAAAATCCGAGTTGTTTGATGCCAACTACAATCTGATTTACACCCTGACCCCCGTTGATGCGACGTTTGACCCAGCGGGTGCAAGCTTGTTTGGAAGCAACGCCCTTGGGTCTTCAGGTGGAAGCGGGGGGGTTCCGAGCACTCTGCCTACACTAACGCTTACAGGACAACTCTACCTTCCCTACATCGGGCAATGTAATATTCCAAAGCGGTTCATGGGATACAACATCCCTCAACACTTCCCACCCCTTTCGGGGGAAGGGTCGGTTTGTTATACTCAAGTTTCCGACCTATCCCTCATTCCTACCAATACCAACGTCACGACCAAAGACTACATTAGTGTAACCACAGAAGAAGGTAGTGGCCAGCATACAGGCCGTGCTATTGCCGTCCGATACAGTGGAAGCACCCCAAGTGTCTTCGGAAGGCGGGTTTACGTTACCCCCGCCGGGGTCAAAACTACGTATTTATAAGGTTTGATGGGGTTTTTACCCCATATTTACCTATGTACATAAGGAAAGGCGTACAGTTATATGAAAAGCAACATCGAAATCGTCAAAGACTATCTAGCAGGAGACCGTCCGTTCATCCAAGTCGGTTATACGGGTCAAGAATACGTCAAGCGTGCCGTAGGAGACACTTGGACTGACACAAAGGGTCAAGAGTGGGTCCAGATGGCCAGCGGGCCTCGAAAGGTCAATAGGGTGGCAAACATCGTGCGGGAGGCAATTGGTGTCCAAAAGTGCCGATGTGGGCAAGAAATCAAGTGGGGAAGCAAGGCAGACCGCCTTTTTTATGTAAGAACAGGTCTATGTGAGGGGTGTCTTATTGATTATGAGACCAAGTTGCGTGTTCTGGGTATCTATGGCGACTATGAGACATACAAACTGGCTTCCAACGAACTTGGGTATGTCAAGGACATGAAGTCCAAGATTCGAGAGACCATCAAATATTTCGAATCGGGAGACACTGACGTTAAAATGCTTTGCAACTCAGAGGGATTTACCGAGAGATGGAAAACCACCAACTCTGAGGAAATTCTTACGGATGCCAAGAAGGATTTGAAGGAGGCTCGTCGTCGCATTGAAGCACTAACGAGAATCCGTGACGAACAAAAAGCAAAATATATTGAAGGCTGTACTAAATACAATCTGGAAATTCTATGTCAGACGGAAAAATCTCCTATCAAGACCTAATCAGAGAAGAGTATAAAAAGTGCTTGGAGTCACCCGTGTACTTCATGCGGCACTATGTCAAAATCAAGCACCCAATGCGGGGCACGATTCTCTTTGACCTATTCCAGTTCCAAGAGGAAACTCTTAAAGCATTTCACGACTATAACAATAATATCATCCTGAAATCCCGACAGATGGGCATTTCAACTCTCGTCGCCGCTTACTCTTTGTGGCTGATGATTTTTCATAAGGATAAGAATGTTCTTTTGATTTCATTGAAACAGGATGATGCCAAAGACGTTGTAACCAAGGTTCGGGATGCTCATGCCGAGTTGCCGAATTGGCTCAAGGTTCGATGCGTTGAAGACAATCGTCTGTCAATGCGCTTTGTGAATGGCTCTAACATCAAGGCGGCTTCAACTACGAAGAAGTCGGGTGTCGGCCAAGCCCTTTCTCTTCTGATTATTGACGAAGCTGCTCTTATTGACGATGCCGAAGACCTTTGGACTTCGGCCCAACCAACTTTGTCAACTGGTGGTAACAGTATTGTTCTCTCAACCCCTCGTGGTGTCGGTAACTGGTTCCACAAAATGTGGCAAGGTGCCGAATTTGATAA